GTGTATCTCATCTACATTGAATCCTCGTTTACTTCGTGCGTGGTGTAAAAATACATCTCGTGGATTCTCCATCTTACATTTATTATTTTTAGGGGTTTCTCTTTACATGAGTACATTTATAAGATAAAAGTGTCGTCTAATATATGATTGTCGATTTTTTTAGAGTTCTTCCACTTTAGTACCCTTAAGGAATTTCTTTTTAGGCGACTTCTTCTTGACACTCTCCACGTTGAGTAGATTCTCTAGTTCATTAGCAAAATTGTTATTAAGATTGTTCAGTTTATTATTCAACATCTTCTTTCGCATCAACTTCCACTCACGGACGGTAGATTTTTTCAGGGCGTCCACATCTCTTTTGAAGGGGAGACCCTTCTTATTCTTCTTGAGTTCCAAAACATCTATGCGCTTCTTAATCGCCGCGACGTTCTCATTCAGTGAAGGCATCACACCCCTGTAGGTGTTCATCCACTTCTTACCGTAGAGGGTGTTCAGGTTGCTTTTTATGGCACTATTGGTCAAACGACGTTTCTCCATGACACCAATCACCTTCGCATCGGTCTTCTCTTTGGCAATGACAGCTTTTTTCATCTTCGGGGGGGTAGAGGGCTTTTGGAGCTTTTCACATATGCTCTTGACAGTGTCGTTATCAGAGACGGTCACACCCTTCGTGATGGCCAAGGGGACAATTTGAGCTTTAGTGTACCCTAAGCATGGTTTATTATCAACCATGAAGGAACCAAAGACGCGCTCCTTAATCATCTGACAAATCTTCTCTTTTGTGGTGGTTCCCTTGATGTTCACCACACCTATTTTCTTGGCCGCCGCCACGAGCTCGGGCTTGGGGAACCTCACACAAGATTTCTTACCAATCTTAATGACATTCTTTTTCATGTTGTACATGACATCAGCGGTACTCTTATTGGTCGCGACAACCTTTTTCTCTTTCTTTTTCACAATACTCTTTGTGTTCATGGTAGATGGACGTAAGAAACCCATGACGACTAACTGTTCGGCGAGCTCTTTACCACTCTCGTAACCACGAAGCATGTCTTTTTCGTCGCGCACACCCAGGATTTGTACAACACCAGAACTAAATAACTGGTACGACGTTCCAGAGTATTGCATACGAAGAGCGGCTCGCAATTCGGGTTCATAATCCACCTTTCCCGTTATACGAAAAGCCTGTGCAACACCCGAAAGACTGACGGCGCCGTTCATATTGTACTGTCCTACGGTGTTGTTGTACACTATAGGGGTGTACAGAAAAGCCTCCCCCTTCGTGAAGTTGTCCACGATGTACTTTCGAATTTGTTCGGGCTGTTTAATATTATTATTTAAAATACCTCCAGAGAAATGAATCTTCCCGTTCCTGTATACCCTGAAAGTTATACCCTGGTTAGCTTTCCCATCATAGACATGAGCGGCAATCTGAGCCATGAAATATTTCTTCTTCGGATCCACTTCTCCAAACTTTCCAGTTAAAGAATGCTCGGCACCCACTTTAAATCTCCCAAAATATAATTTGATACTTTTTATTTCAATTTCTAAAGTTGTTTTAGGAATAGCCTTGCGCGTGTGAGGTTTTTTATTAAATATAGGCACTAAATCAATTCGTTCTTTTTTGTCAAACTTTTCGTTCACTATAGCGTTGAAAAAACCTAACTTGAGAGGGGACACTTTCAGGGAACTTATGTTGGTGCTATTCCACTTACGCTTCAACATTTCCTCCATTTTTTTGTTGATATTTTTTCCGTTATTAAGATCCTTCTTCAACTCTATACGCTCATCGTTCGTGAGATGCCTCGTGATATCTATACTCATTTTCTTATTCACTGGAGTGTTAGCGTTATTGTTACTGTTTAAAAACTCATTGAACATACCACCTTTCTTATTCATATTTATTATTCGTTAATATTTTAATGGTCGGTACCAAATCCTTCATTGTCAAAGTCAATCAAATCGATACCGAAAATAAACTCCTGATTCGCCACCATCCTCCCCTTGTACGCCATGGTATGGTGACGCACCACGATGTCACGCTGACTGAAGGGACCCGCGTAGAAGTCATAGTTGAACTTGGGCTTCCCAAGGTTGTTCGCTGTACAGTATTGGTTAAACTTGGAGACAAACTCCGCTCTGGGGCAACACGCCTTGGGGTTCAGTTCAACCGTCGGTGACTGCAGGAAGTTCTCGAGGGTACTCGTCACCATCGCCACCTGTTTCTGAACAGTCTTGAAGTACTCGGGTACCACGTTCCATACATCCTTGTTGGCGTACTTTTGTGAATACTCGAGATAGGCCCTGACACACTTCTGAAGAATGACATCGAGTTCCAGTTCCAACTTTTTATCAAGAGTCGTGTCAGACTCCTTCACCTGCTTACCAAAGTTGAACGTGAGAATACGACGCAAAATACTCCCAGAGTTATCCTTCCAGTGAGGGACTTCGTTACCACCCAGAATACCTGGGGTCTTCCACTCGATGGACTTGGCCTTTTCACACTTCACGGCGATAGACACATCTTCACCACTCACGATGGACTGAAACTCCGCCTGCTCCAGGGCCAGGTCATTCTTCACCTCGGGTGCGATGAACATGTACGAATCGTAAATGGCGGACAGACCAAACTTCTTCTCAACGTTGTTGGAGAGCGTACGAACATCCTCAGCGCCATAAAACTTACGGAACACCTTCGTAATCAGGGTAGACTTACCAGAACGGGCAACACCCTTGAGGAACGGGATAACCTGCCAGCCATCCATGTCGTTGACATCGTAGCACAGTCGACCACCCATGACGTACACCCACTTCGCTACATCCTCCTCGAAACCCTGGTAGTCCAGGACGGATTGGAAAAAGGGGGTCGGGATATCATACCAATCTTCGAGATGACCGTAATCCTTAAACTCTTGTTCAAAATATTTGCAACTCACCACAGTCTGGTCTAGATTCTTAAACTCAGGGGAATCGTACGTGTAAAACGCAGACTTGTAGAGTCCAGTCTGGTCAGACCACTCCTTACCCACGAAGATACCGTTGGTGAATGACCAGACATGGCGATTCTTCACAATATCAGGGAATTGCATATCCTTACAGTTAGACAAATGGGTGATGACATCCCTGTGTGCCGTACCCCTAGATGTGAGGTTCTTCCATAGGTCAAACTCCACCTCCTTCTTTCCCACACTGTATACAAACTCCTGAATACTTTGCATAGGTTTCCAGGCGCGAGTGGAACACCCAGAAGCTGTTTTAATTTCAGTGCAACACTGACCCTTGTACCTCTTGATGTTATTGGTATACAAGTACTTCAGGGTCTGCATGATGGCTTGTTGAAAGGGGGAAAGTTCTTCGGGTTTTGAAATGGTGGATACCCTAAAAATAGAAGGGTCAGATTCAGGGTTGATTGGAACATACGTGGGGTTATTGACTCGTTCAGAGATGCGGGCGTTGCGAAATACAATCTGCCAGGCGTCATCTACTTGGTCGATGAGTCTGTTTACTCGAACTGAAAGTTTCATATCATTGTCATCCTCCATATCCATCATCTTCAGGCTATCTGCTCGATGGTACAGCTCACAGAGATGGTCTCGCATGCGTACAAACTTTCCATGGATCCTCTCGATGTCCACCGTCTGGGGGTAGCCATCTTCAGCGAGTTCATCTTTTGAGAAAAAATTGTCGTATCCAATACGTTGAGATATGTAACTGTTGTTTCGTTCGTTTATTTTCCAAGTATGTTCCAATTGATTCAAGAATTGCATCAATTGTTCATTATTAAATGTTTGAATCTGGTTAGCCCACATGGCACTGTTGGCTTCATCATGGTTCGCCTGATCACCGAGGAAGTGAGTTGGCTCAGCCATTTTATATAGTATACGATCCATTTTTCTAAGCTCTCTTCTGGAGGGTGGTCAAAAGTTTGACCATGATCTTATTTTGCATTTCCAACTGGCGACCGATGTTCACCAGGGCAGAGCATACCGTGTCACCATCCTCGGTCATGAGCGTGGAACTCAGGAGAGCCTCCACCGTGATGTAGTCCCCCTCCTCCCCCTCATACTCTGCCATGTCCTCGTCGGACATCTCTTCCTCCTCAGACTCCACTTCATCTTCAACAATTTCTTCAGGTTGCTGCTGAATCTCAGACATTTTAAATATACAAAGGAAAAAGTGTGTGGGTTTTTTCGCGCTGAAAAAAAATATTGCTATATAGTACAAAACAAACGATGGCGGGTGGACTCATGCAACTGGTCGCTTACGGTGCTCAGGACGTTTACCTGACCGGTAACCCCAAGGTTACTTTCTTCCAGGCGGTTTACCGCCGCCACACCAACTTCGCTATGGAGAACATCGAGCAGACCGTCAACGGTACTGCCGCCAACAACGGTCGCGTCTCCGTGACCGTCGCGCGCAACGGTGATCTCATCTCCGACATGTACATCGAGATGGTGTCCAAGGATACTCTCGTCCAGGTGACCGGTGCCGCCGATGATTCCATGTTCTGCGCCGAGCGTGCCATCAAGGATGTCGAGCTGTCCATCGGTGGTCAGCGCATCGACAAGCACTACCAGCGCTGGTGGCGTCTGTACTCCGAGCTGTACCTGGACGAGTCCAAGAAGGCCACGTGGGGTAAGATGACCACCCCCGGTGACCTCGCCGCCGGTGCGATTTTCCTCCCCCTGATCTTCTTCTTCAACCGCAACCCGGGACTGGCCCTGCCCCTGATCGCCCTCCAGTACCACGAGGTCCGTCTTGACTTTGACCTCTCGTCCGAGTTCTCCTCGTACACCGATGGCACCACCTTCAAGGTGTGGGGTAACTACGTGTACCTCGACACTGAGGAGCGCCGCCGCTTTGCCCAGAAGGGTCACGAGTACCTGATCGAGCAGCTCCAGCACACTGGTACGGATACCCTCG